TATCAATCGTTTTTCTGGACACGCTGACGGGCATCTGGTGGCGTTTTATGATAGGTTTTTGGTAAAAAAATGTAATAAACTGCATGTGTTAGGCTATTGTAGTTTACGTTGTTTTTTAATGTTCCGGTGCTTAACCTGGCACAGCTGTATAAATGGCTTACTACTGTACTATATGTTGTATTTTTTGACATATCGCCACAACAACACAATATCTTAAAGATATAAAGCTCTATATAGTATATACTTAAGACTGAACGTCTGATAAAAAATATTATGTTACGTTCAAGGAAAAAGGGATCCTTGCGTCCGGGGGGGCGTGTGCCGTGTGTCCTATGTGTATATTATATATATGCCATACACAGTTCGATCAAAACAAAAGGCCTTTATACAAGCGCTACAAATGACGTAGCGAACGCTACATCCGGTGTAGCGAAAGCTACAAATGGCGTAGCGCAATAAATCGCACATAATACAAAAAAAATACAATGGTTATAGATAATCGCAAAATGACAGAAAAAGAAGGAGGGGGGGTGGTTGTAGCTGATATGGCTATTATCACATCACGTATTGCATCTCTTTTTTGTGAAACCCTTATTGATACTTTCCGTGCTGTTGCGATAGGCGGCAATAATAATGGCACCTTTACGGTTCTTGAGGTTATTGCTATTTTAAACGGAGTTAAAGATAAATTAAACAATGGCGGCAAAGACGATAACAAAGAAAAACACAGCAGCGAAGAAGCCGGCAAAATCATCAAAGGGTAAAAAAGGGGGTACTAAAGAAAGTGTTGCAATTACCCAGCTTGAGCGTGAAGAGAAGGAATTATCACGTTTACTTGCCCTTGATCTTGAGCAGGCCAGGCTGGAAGAAAGTATTACAAAGAATGATTTATGGACTTATTACAATCCTTTCAGGTGGCAGGAGCGGTTAATAAGAAAAACGAGGGAGAAATTGGTCGTTATCGCACCATCTCCAAACAAAATAGGAAAGACCGCTACTGTTGCCTGTATTATTGCATCGTGGGTAATGGGTTATGAGAGTTGGAATGAAGTTGATATTGATTACCCTGGCGCTGTTAAAGTGGGAAAAAAGAGGTACTGTAAGCCTTCCAGTCTTGAGATTAAGCCTCCGGTTAAGATCAGGCTGACTGGTGAGGACTGGAACCATCATTTAGGGCAGACTGTTGTGCCTGAGCTTAAGAAGTGGTTTCCTGTAGATGCGTATGATACGAAAAGAAATACGAATGGTGTTGAGTATTTCTGGACTTTTAAGAATGGGAGTACGCTTGAATTACTGACGCATGGCATGGATGATGACCTGTACGAATCGTGGTTTGGGCATGGCTGGATCCCTGATGAGCCTCCCCCTGAGAAGAAGTTTACGGGTATGGCAAGGGGTCTATTTGGTAATCGTGGGAAGATACTGATACCTACTACGCCTCTTAAGGAATCGTGGATTCTTGATAATCTGATACTGTCAAATCGTAGTGATGTTGCTGTTATTGACGATCTATGCTGTCTTGACAATGAGATATTCTACGACCATGACGATGAAATCCTTACCGGTATGGGTTTAAGTGGTGTAAGGACTAAATTCTGGAAGGATGCAGACGGGCAGAAGAAGCACTTCTTTGACCTTATTATGTATAAGGACGATAAAGGGGTGGAGGCTGAGAAGTATCTGCGTGAGAATATAGAGGAAAAGGAGACTGATAAGATAATGGAACTCTACTTCCTTAAATTTGCAAAAGATACACCGCTTGATGAGAAGCCCAGTCGTTTCTTTGGTATGTTTAAACGCCTGGTGGGGCTGGTAATCAAGTCTTTTGATAAAGATAAGCATATTATACCTGAGCCAGAAGGGGGCATACCTACTGATTGGGTGGTAACGGTGTGTATAGATTTACATTTAAATAAGCCTCATGCAATCTCTTTTTACGGGTGCGACAAACATAACCGGCATTACTGTATTGATGAATATTGGGTTAATTGCCCACCGGAAGAAATTGCAGATATTATTATTCGCAAAAAAAGTTTACTTGGGTGGAATATACAGAATGCCTATATTGACCCTCTTAGTAAAGGGGATGATAAGTTTATGTCAAACAGGGCAGATGTGGAAGATTCCTTTACGATTATCTCTAATAAACTGACAGGAGAAGGGGTATATCTTCAATCTGCATCTAAAGATAAAGAGAGTGGCATGAGAAATATAAGAACATGGCTTGAAGGGCCTAATAAATTACCCATTCTATTCTTTTTTGATACTTTACAGAGCGTGAAAGAGAATACACGGGGCGTGGTATTCGACATACAGAGGTTATGCTTTGATGATAATGGCAAAATAGAAAAAATAAACGATGATTTTATGGAAAATTTATACAGGTATACGCTTACAGGCACGGAATATTTAGAGGAAAATACTACAAATAAATTAAATGAATATGCAATGGCGGGTACGGAAGAGTGGTTAGGTGCATAAATAAAAGAAAAAATAAATAGAATCGGATAAAAAAACTATGGCAAAAAAGACAAGTGGCCGCAGAAGCGGTAAAAAGAAACAGAAGCTCGATGAAGATTTACTTACTAAAGCTCTATCAAGATTTGAAAAGATTGAACTTGTAGACAGGCACAACCGTGATTCCGCACTTAGCAGCATGAAATTTGTCTACAATATTGATAATGGGCAATGGCCTCAAAGCATCAGGGATGAGAGAGCGAAAGACGGGAGGCCTTGCCTTACTTCAAATAAGCTGCGTAAATTTGTTGCACAGGTGGCAAATAGAGAGAGGGATCAACGCCTTGCGTGTAATGCACGGCCTGTAGACGATAAAGGCGATCCTGATGTAGCAGAGATACTCAGCGGCATGATACGTCAGATTGAGTATGCGAGTGATGCACAGAAAGTATACACGGATGCGGGAGAGATGGCTATAGCCGGTAATGTAGGCTACTGGCGTATTGTAACCAGAGAATCAGACGATTCCTTTGACCAGGAATTGCTCATCAAAAAAGTACCCGATCAATTCTCCGTGTACCTTGACCCCCACAAGATGTTCGGCTTTATCAGGGAAAGTATAACAAAGGATGAATTTGCATTTAACTACCCTGATGCAAGAGAAGAACATTTCCGCTCAACTTCAATAACAGAGGATGGCCATGACCTATGGTACAACGATGAACGTATTATTATTGCAGAATATTACTACAAAGAGCGTGAAGTTAAAACAATATACGAATTAAGCAATACCTTTACAGGCGAGAGCATTGTTGTGCCTGAAGCGGAACTGGACAAATACCTTACCCCACCACCACCTATTGCGATGGACACAGGACAGGCACCATACCCACAACCTGCACAATGGAGCGTAGTAAGGGAGAAAAATATAAATACCTATAAAGTTAAGTGGTGCAAAATGACTGCATCACAGATACTTGAAACAGGAGAGTGGGCAGGTAAAGAGATACCCATTATTGAGGTAGAGGGTGATTGGGTAAATCTTAACGGCAAAATCTACAAAAGGAGCCTTGTTGACGATGCCATGGATGACCAGAGGATGTATAACTTCTGGAAAACCAATATGACAGAGACTATTGCACTTGCACCAAAGGCTCCATACCTCGTAACAACCGGCATGATTAAAGGGCATGAGACTTATTGGAATAATGCCAATAAGAAGAATCTGCCGTATCTGCCATTTAATCCACAGGGCAAATTCATGCCGAGAAGGGAAAATCCTCCACAGGTACCCACCGGCTCTGCTGCAATGCTGCAACTTACAGCAGGCGATATTCAGGACACTATAGGCATGTACGATTCATCTTTTGGAGAAAGGAGTAATGAAAGAACGGGGGTTGCTATAAGGCAGAGAGCATCAAGAAGTGATTTTGGTACATTCCATTTCCCTGATAATTTCAGAAGGGCAATCATGGAAACAGCAAGGCAGTTAATTGATTTGATACCCAGGATATACGATACAGAAAGGGTTGTTCGTATACTTGGCGTAGAGGGGGCTTCACAGAACCCACAGGAAGATTTAAGGACAGTTAATGTGCCTGAAGTGAAGGCGGCTATGACAGGTGTGCCTCAGAATGATTTAAAGGTCGGTAAATATGATGTAGTGGCTGATGTTAAAACATGGTCTACAAGAAGGCAGGAGATGTTAGACGGTATGACCAGTATTGCACAGGCTGCGCCTAATATGGCAATGTTCTTACTGCCGAGAATAGCAGAGGGTATGGATTGGCCTGGGCATCAGGATATAGCAGATGAGATTAAGCAGTATCTACCATCATTGATGGGAAATAATAATAAAAACGCACCGCAGCAGGAAGGCGGTGAAGGCCCACCGGAGGCGGTTCCGGGAGAAGTTTTAGAAGGAGTATTATAAAAAATGACAATACAAGAGAAGGTTTCTGAAGGGGTAGTAGTATCCCATGAAGAAGAAGGAAAAAAGCCAAAGGACTTGGAGCATTTAGTACAAGCCGGAACAGAAGAAGAAAATAGAGATACAGGTACGGCTACTGTAGAAGAAGGGAAAGAAGAAGGGAAAGAAGATGGAAGTGTAAGTATAGAGGATATGGCCGTACCGGAAATATCTAATATACAAAAAGGTAAAGAGGGTACGCCTAAATGGCTACAGACTAAGATTGACAAGGCTGTCGCTGCGCAGAGAGCAGCCGAGACAAGGGCTGCCCAGGCAGAAGAGAAGAGCCGTCAGCTTGAAACTGAAAAAGCCATGGTGAAGGAGAAGCCTATTGCACCGCACATGGATGATTACGATACATCTGAAGAGTGGCGTGTGGATATGGACAAGTATCAGGATGATTACGCAAATTACCGCCAGCATGCGGTAGAGCGGGAAGCTATAGCCTCGCAAAGCGAAATACGTGTGACTGAGAATAAACAGAGACTTGTCGAGAGGGCAAAGGCACTTAATGGTAAGTTTCCCGATATGATTGACCGTATTGAATCTACTGTATACGGCAAAGCGGGAATGGCAATCCTTGGTAGTGAATCAAATGCTGAAATAGCATACTACCTACAGGCAAATCCAGACCAGCTTAAAGCACTGAATACACTTCCTACTGAATTAAAAATTGCAACTGAAATAGGAAAGCTCGAACAGCGCATGGAGAGTGCAAGGGCTAAAACAACCAGTGCGCCACAGCAACTGAATAATCTTGAAGGTAATGGTGGAACGGTTATCACAAAAGACCCGAAGGATATGACGGATAGTGAGTGGTTTGAAATGCGCAAACGAGAGAAAGTTAACAAGTTTAAGGGAGGTTAATAAAACAAGATGGCTAATACATTTAAAACGTTATCGGATGGTGATATTGTCCGCAGGGCTTTAGAATCATTCCATAATAAATTAAAATTTATCAAAACCATTAACAGGCAATACGATAGTCGTTTTGCAGTTGAGGGTGCGAAAAATGCAGGCACATTGCTTATCAGGGACCCTAATGAGTACACTGTAACAAGTGGTGCTACCATGAGTACGCAGGATGTAACAGAAACAACACAGACACTAACACTTGCAACGCAGAAGCATGTTGCGATTAATCTCAGTTCTGTTGAATTGACATTAAGTGTTGATGATTTTATGTCTCGCTTTATAGACCCTGCAATGAGCAGGCTTGCGGCAGACGTTGAATATACGGTTCTTTCCAATGTTTATCAGGATGTATTTAATCTTTCTACGAATACAGGAACCGCAACAGACCCTAATACTTTTCTTGCTGCGCTCAATGCGAATACTAAATTGAGTCAGGGCCTTGCACCTACAAATGACAGGCATTTGCTTATGGATTCAGTCGCTATGGCTGGTACTGTAAATGCAGTCGGTGGGTATTTCCATAAGTCAAGTGAGCTTGAAAGAGCCTTTGCAGAGGGTTATATCGGGGAGGCAGCAGGTTTAAAATGGTGGGAAAGTAATATGGTTCCAAGTCATACTAATGGAACAAGGACTGATTCCACACCTGTTTGTAATACATCTTCAGGTATAACAAGCGACTCTGCTTCTATTGTAACAACAGGGCAGACAAGTTCTCAAACCCTTACTGTCGGTGATGTATTTACAATTGCAGATGTGTATGCTGTTAATCGTGAGACTAAACAGCGTTACTCACACTTACAGCAATTTGTTATCACGGCTGCTCTTACTGCCGATGCAACAGATACATTCACAGTCTCGCCTACACCTGTAACATCAGGTGCGAAACAGAATGTGGAACTGGTAAGTGCTGGTGCTGGCAAAGCGATAGTTCATGTTGCTTCCGGTGGTTCAGGTGCGGCTTCTGGTGTTTATACACAGAACCTTGCCTATCACAGAGATGCCTTTACTTTTGTAAGTGCTGATCTGCACACTGAGCCTGGGGCAAGAATGTCAAGGGCTGTCAGTGATGGTATTTCCATGAGGTTATGGAGAGACAGAGATATTACGAATGATAAATTCCCTGCAAGGCTTGATGTCTTATTTGGTTATAAGACCATCAGACCTGAATGGGCATGTAGAGTTCGTGGTTAAATAGTTTTTTTTATATTTTCCAGGTGCGGGAGTGTGTATTACTCCTGCACCTGTTTGTCTTTTTTTTTATATTCATTTATTAATTAATATTATTACCGGGAGAAAGATAAAATAAAATGGCTAATATGACAGCAGAGGAAGTCATAACCGCAGCGTACCGTAAAAACGGAATTAAAAGCATTACCACTCAACAGAAAACAGACGGTTTGCAGGATTTGCAGAATATGTTATCGAGTTGGAGTGCGGATGGTTTAAGTGTTCCTTCTTTAACGACTGAAAGTTTTACCCTTATATCAGGACAGGCGGTGTATACCATAGGCTCCGGTGGTGATTTTGATACTGTAAGGCCGAACAGGATTATAAGTGCATACATAAGGGTATCAAATGATGATTACCCGGTACAGACTGATATGACAGAGGATGAGTATAATAAAATACTATCAAAAGATTCAGAATCAAGACCAAGGCGTTTGTACTATGACCCTCAATACCCTCTAGGCAAGATTAAATTTGATTACGAAGCAGATACGACATACGCATTTACACTGATCTCAGAAAAGCCCCTTACAAATCCATCTGCGCTTTCAACTACTTTCAGTATACCGCTTGAGTATAACAGGGCATTGGTCTACAACCT